GTTCATGGAAAATTGACGCCCCTTGAGGGTCAAACCACTCCGTCCCGCTCATTGACTTCAGGCGTGATATGGCGCCAAAAGACACGGGCCGGGCATACTCACCTTCGATATCCTGTGGCAGTGACTTGCTGGAATACGAGGGTTTGAGGATGGCTGTGGCGAGGACCGTCACTGGCTCCCCGAACCCTCGCAATCGCAAGGCATTGGGGCTTCCCCAAGTTAGCGAATACTCATCGCGCATAAGCTCGCGCCCATTGACGACGCACTTCGCAACTCCAACAAGCGCAGAGTCAACTGGAAGATCAATCTCGATATCTATTGAGCCAGTATCGAGCACGACCGGGTCGAGCCCTTCAGACCACGCCTCTGTCCTGCCAAAAAATGCTATCGCAGCTTCTCGTAGCTCATCGACCTGTAATGCGTACGGCGCATTCCTGACCAGGGGAGTGACAAGTCTGGTCATCGTTTCAAAGCTCATACCACCCCCTGTTCCGTGCGTTGGCGCGGCGCGAAATACCTGTCAGACTGAAGTTTAATCCCCAGCGCGTCGTAAAAAGCTCGTAGATGAAACTGCGCCTTGGTAATATTTGATGTTGAGTTGTCCCCGGAATACACCTCGTATAGCACCCAGTGTTCCAGCGGCCCGGCAAACGAATCCTGGACGGGAATGTCGCTCGCTGGTGTCGATACGGACCCGGGCTCTGCGCTATAGGATACCTCTGCCCACACCTGGCGGCCTACGGCGGGGCCGGGGAATACCTGGTACTTTTTCGGATTTTCCTTCGCGTCATAGGAATAATGGTCCACGATCGCCCCGGTCTTGCTCCAGTCATACGCAGACATGGCCTCTCTAGAGGCCATCGATATTGGCCGCCCAGGAGTCGATCCGTCGGCGCCCATGTTTCGAATCATTCCCAGTAGAACGGTCGCCTTGGAGCTACTTTGATGTACCGCCGGGTCCGGGATGGACTGTAGCACGCCAGGAGAAAGGAGAATGCTCTCCGTCACTGCAAATGCGTCTGGTCTCGCTAGTGACAGCTGGCGAAGGGCGGCATTAAGAAAGTCGACCAGCGATGCCCGGTGACCAGCGGGGTCGACGTCCCATGGCCACCTCCGTTCTTCCTGTCCCCCGAGATCCTGTAGTTTCATGGACACAAGGAGAAATAGGTCCCTGGCTAGCATTTACAGCACCTGATAAGGGAACCGTGGAACCCGCCGCTCGCGCGTAATTCTGCCGTCTGCGTCCGTCACATAATCTGTGACAACCGCGTTTTTCAGGACGCCAAGCACTTCCTCGGGTACGTCGACCTCGACGTCTCGCTTGATTAGAAAATCACGGCCGTTAACCGATACAAAGACATCGTCAGACCCAGCGGGGCCGGTGTTCGAGGAGATGATTATTCTCGTCTTCCCCTGGGCCTGCTTTTCATTGTCTGGTTCATTGGACTTCTGTTGCTCGTCGAGCAGGGCCGTTTTCTCCTGTTCTTTCTTCTCGGGCATAAATCAAACCTCCTAAAACCGGGGCCAGAAGGCCCCGGGATACTTGTTGGTTACAGCTTGACGGCTACTTCAAGGCGGTGCATCCACGCGTCCTGCAGGATGACAGCCGCATGGCTCGCCTTCCAGCCAGCAGACCCCCGCTGGCCGAGCGGGTCTCCGCCGCGGGGCACGTTGGGATTGAGGACCATCGGAGCGACCGCGTTCTTGCCCTTAAAAGGGACAGTGGCGAACGCATCGCGGGCCAGATAGATAATCGGGTACACGTCGGCGCTGACGCCAGTCGTACTGATCATCAGGCCCTTGGCTCCCCCTGCATCGGCCCAGGGTGTGAAGACAGTTGAAGCCACATAGCGCACATCCTCGACCTTCCCGATCTCGCCTTCGTAGACGGTGCCCATGGAGCCATAGTCCTCGACCGGTTTAAAACCGGACATTGCGCGGATGTCAGACTCGCAGTCGGTATGGCACAGTCCGACGTAGCTAGGGGCGACATTGACCGTTCCGTAACTCGGAGTTGATCGAATCACGGACGTGAAGTTGCGAGCGTTCTGGCGCTTGAGGGCGCGCGTAACGCGGCGCTGCATGTCGGTGGTAATCACGGTGTTGACCGCATCGCGGGCGGCTCCGTTTGCATATGTGACACCAGTGCCAGCTTTAAGCACGCCATAGCGCACAGTTTCAAGCATCTGCGCCGCCTGCTCGCCCAGGATGCCCATGGTTTCCATGAGCACTGGGTCCTCGTGATGATCCATGATAATGTCGGTCAGTTCAACAAAATCGCCGTACTGAGCCAGAGTCACCGAGACGTCTGTCTTGGTCAGCTTCTTCCCGGACGGAGTGACGCCCTCGGTCAGGGGATTTGGTCCCGGGTCAAGGGCATTGTAGCGCCGAAAAATCATCGTCTTTGTGTTCTTCGCGGGCAAAGGCTTTGCCTGAGAGAATTTCTCGATCGTGATCAGGGGGATTGCTCGCTTCAGCAACTCTTTGGCTGCGTATCCACCAGTTCTTGGGGAGATATCCCCGTATGCGGTTCCATCATAAGCCATGGTAAATACTCCTCTTATTCTTCGGGAGCCTCGTCGAACGCCGAATCAAAATCATCTTTCGATGCAATTTTTCTCGACGGGGGCGGCCCCGATCTGCTTGGGACGGCCAGCGCGTCATCTGCGCTTGGACCTTTTCGGTCGGTGCCGCCCCCTTGTTTTGCTGCTTTGTACCGGTCCAGCAGGTCAACGACCTCGGCCGGCGTACCTTTTTCCATAACCCGGAATGCTGCGGCTCCTTCGGCGTAGGGCAGGCTCTCAGCCCAGGAGCGCACGTTGGCCATATAGGCGTCGTAATCCTGGCGCCGCGCCGGATCTGTTGTGACACTCACCCAATCAGGGTGCTTCACCGAAACCGCCGAATAGAAAGCGTCGGCCTTTGCGTCACGCATAGCGCTCTGCGTTGTCGCTTCCACGCTGGACACCTTCTGGCGCACTTCGCGGCGAAGGCGGATCGTATCGGCACGCTCTTCGGCATAGTCGACTCCGTACTCTTCGAGGCTCTTGCGCAACTTTTCGCCGTCCTTGGAGTCTTCGAGCACGATAGCCGCCAACTGCGGGTCGCGATTCGTCAGCTCCTCGATTTCTGTCTTCAGGTCGGCAGGCACTTCAATGGTCGTCGGTGCCTTTTGCTGTTCGGGCTGCTCCAGTTTTGCCAGGCGCTCTTCGAGCTCCTGCCGCCGTCTCTGTTCGGCCTGTAATCGCCCGAGCATGGAGTCATAGCCATGCGCCTTGCGCTGTAGCTCGTCCTTGTCGACAGTCGATCCCACGTTCTGCTCGGCGGACTGCTCCGTATCCTGCGTGCCGGTTTTCTCCGGGGCTTCATCGAAAGCATCATCGCCGTGCTTTTCATCTCCGGAGGCGGGGTCAGCCGGGGCTCCGGAAGACTGATCGTCGCCTTCGGCAAACGCCGTCGCGAATTCGTTGTCAGCCTGTTCTTCGTTTAAAATCTCGTCTGGCATGATCATCTCCTGCGGGCGGGCTATACCGGGGCCGCGTGGTCTATCGTTTTTGTCCGGTCAGGTCCTGCAGCAGGTTGCGCAATTCGCGCACCCTGCCCTGAACGAACTGAAATTTATCAGGACTGGCGCTTTCGAGCTCGGCGCGGGCGAGTGTGAGGCGCGACTCTGCGAGTTCAACACAGGCCCTCCATGCGGGGTCACCGGTGAATCTCCGAGCATTCTCAAGGGGGCTGCTCACTGCTCCATCCCGTGCGCCTGTGGCATGCCGCCGCCCTGGGCCAACATCGGAGAAACGGACTTAAGCACCTGCATGAAAGCGTCCTGGGAACCAATCCCAGCTTTTTCCGCCTGCTCAATCAAAGACTGTAGTAATGCGTCAGCCTGCGCCTTGGCCTGCATCGTCAATTGCTGCTGCTTCCATGCACGGAACTGCTCGTCGGTGCGCACGATATCCTCGGGCATCTCCGAATCCCGAAAGACGTGCGAGAGCCACTTTTTATCATCCGTCATCCCCTCGAATCGAGGATTGCTCGTCACGCCAAGTAAGATCTGATGCTGCTGCGCTCTCAGCTCTTTGGCCACTAGATTCGTTGATCCCATGGCCACGACGTTGTAATCTCCCTTAATAGTCACATCCTTGTTCCACTGCATATTCCAGTGATACAGAGCGGATATGAAGGGGATGGTCACGTCGTCATCGAAGCTCTTTACCAGGCTCTTGATTGCGATGTTTGCAGCGCCCATAAGCATAGACAGGCCGCTGGCCGTCTTCCCGGCCCCGCCTACATTCTGATCCCCATACATGTACCGAGGAGTCGTCAACTCGTCCGCGAACGCCTGAAACAGCTCAAGGATCGTGATCAGATCCCTGGAATTACTGTTCAGGTTCCAGCTCTTCATGAGCTGGTCCATGTCGGCGGCCTCGTCGAACAAAAAGACCTTCCACGGATGCAGCGACTCGGGGTCCTGGCCTTCGGCAAGGGCGCGAGTGTTAATGCCGATTATGGGGCCGGAGGATATGGCCGCGTTGTCGACAAGCATGCGCACGCTGGCATTGATACCAGCCTGGCAGTCGTCCATCAGCTTCGGGGCGCCCTCGCCGAAGAATGAGCTTTCGTCTTTGGAAAAATGGTAAAAGTAGAAAGGAAAGTCACAGCCCTGAAGGGGATTGAGTACCGCCTTGATAACCCTGTTCCCAAGCAGCCAGACATTTGCTGAAAAGACGTGGGCCAGCTGATCTTCACCAATCGAAATGCCCGCCTCTGCTAACTGCCGACCGGTCAAAAACCCCCACCGCTCAAGGACGCGATATCGCCCTTTGAGGTCAGGGGCTGTTTGGTCCTCTGATAGTTGCCGAACTGCAAGCTCGTAGTCTCTGCGTTCAGCGTCCCCTTCTGGCTTTTCGGTCATGTATTGCAGAATTACTTCATTCTTAAACTTGGGGAATCGAACAAGTTCTTGTAGGTCCTTGTCTGTCATCAAGTGTTCCTGCCAGATGAACCGCAGTTCCTGCTTGTTCGTAGCCGCAAGGTCAGGAAAAATTGACCAAATCGGCACGAATTCGAAGAATGGCCATAAACCATCATCGACCTGCTGCAGGGACCAGTCTCCGCCCACACTCGCGTAACCCATCCTGGTTCGCTTCTCGACCAAGGGTCCTTTGAGCACCCCTGTTCCGTAGCGCACGGCATGCGCGATGACAGAATCGCACGTCTTTCGATAACTCTGCCGTCTCGGTGTCTCTGCCAGCTGATCGCGCATGGCTCGCTCCATGCCTCTGCACGTCTCCTGCGCGATGTCTCGGCGAAAAACCTCTTCGTCCAAATCGTCAGGGTTTCCGCCGGACTCAATAAATGCCTCCATCCCGGCTTTCACTGCCTCCTCTCTCACATTCGGAACTGGAGTGGGGCCAATCCCCCAGTTTATCGAACCGTTGGCTGGAAACAACAAGTCCATCAGGCGGGCCTGGATCGCGTCACACTTCACCTTGGTCATGCGCAAAAAAATCTTTGACCGCTGCCCGTCTTTGGAATCTTTGGCGGCTAGTTTGGACATAACCTCTGGGGAGTAGACACCCTTGTACTGACGCAGGGCGTCAATCCAGGCCTGGTCGTATTGCCGACGCAGACCGACCACGTCATCGAATTCCTTGCGCAGTTCGCGCCCTAGGTCGTCGATCCTTGTCGTCGCGCTCTCGTCAGTCATCACACGTCCTTTTTTTTTGAAAAATCAGTAATTGCAGCCGACGCCAAGCATTGCGCCAATTCTGACGCCAATGTATCCAAATTTTTTAGTAATCCACCACGATGTCCTGCCGACATCTTCTTGAAATTCACTGTCTGCCCATTTTCGCTCTTCAGCGTTTTTCGCGTTCCGGCACCGAAAATCGTGGCGGCATGACGCAATCGGGTGGTCGTGTCTGGGAAATAACCCTCGAAAAATCAAAGGGACACTCGAGCCATCCCAGCAAAAATTAAATGGGACTTCACCCATCGAGCCGTCCATGTTCTTACAAGGCAACGGGCCGGTAAGCGCCCGCAGCTTCGGCATTCCTGGAACGGTCCGCATATAGATGATCGTCCCGGACGGACTGTTCATCTGGACACCATCCCGGCCGCTGCAGCTCCGGAAGGACTCACTCCCATGAGTGGAAGAAAGGCCTTGAACATTGACTCGGAGAAATCCAAGGCTCTGGAAACGTCCGTTTTCTCAGACCCTATCGAGACGGTCCTGTTTCCATCTGTGGCAACGACGTCCTGAAGAGTTGGTCCATAAACAACCGTGCTGGTCGAAAATTCCACCGTCGACGCAATCGTGCCGTCAGGCCTGTATTCCGTGGCCTTGTACCCCTTGCTTGCGCATGCTGGCAGCAAAGAGAAGGCCAGGATGGCGAGCAGGGGCGAAATGAGCCGAGAACTCATATCGCCTCCATGAGCAAGAAAACGCGATTCATCCACCCGTCCAGTGCCCATCGCATCGAAGATTCGTTCCGCGCGCGTTTGGCATACTCGGCCTGGCGGTAGGCGCACAGACAAAACGCCAAAGCAGATGCGTCAACGGACTTGAGGGCGGCCCTTGTTTGCCGCCCGAAAACGCCGTCCACTTCGACGTACCCAGCTCCTGCGAGCCGATTCATAGCATGCTGTAGTAACTCGACAGCTCCGTGCACGCGATCCCCCTTTTTTCCGGGACCCATATTCACGAGCGCGTCACAAAACGCCTCGCGCAGGCGTGGCTTCATGGACTGCCAGTAAAAATTGAGGAGGCGCCAGTAGAAGTCCCGGACGGCGGCCTCAAATTCAGGGCCGTCAACAACCCCTTTGTCAACAAGCTCCCACCCAGACCAAGCCGGGTTGTAGCGCCTGGAAATACCCCATGCTGTTTGACCGCCAGGATCCCTTGCGTCCAAGTGGACGACGCGGGCCTCGCGATCGAGCACGAACTCGATAAAGTCGTCCTGATTCAAGGTCTTCCTCCTGCGTTAAGGACCCAGGCAGTAAGAATACCGATTGCAACAACCAGCGTGATAATAACTTTGAGCACAACGCTGCCCACGCCCATCTGGACCCGATCCCACCAGTCCAAAAAATTCCGAAGCCGAAAGACGTCCTGGGCAGTCATGCCATGGGGACACGCGCAAGCAACTTGCTTGATGGCGTCCAGGTCTGCAGGAGTTAGGTTCATTTTCCTGCGCTCGAATTCTGGATAGTCTTCGTGATCTGTCACTACTTGCAATGCTCCTGGTATTGGGAGGAATGGCCGGGGCGGGGAG